CCAGTAGCTCCTTTGTCTCCAGCAGAACCTGTACTTCCAGTAGGTCCTTGTGGTCCTGTAGGTCCTGTAGCTCCGGGTTCTCCTTTTTGACCTTTACCTCCGCCACCACCGCCAGTACCTTCTTCACCTTTCTGACCTTTGCTACCTTGTGGTCCAGTGGCTCCTGTAGCTCCTTTACTACCTTGAGGTCCTGTAGGTCCTGTAGGTCCTGTTCCTCCAGTAGGTCCTGTTCCTCCAGTAGCTCCTTTCTGACCTTTACTTCCTGTAGCTGCAAATGTTACCTGTACTGTTCTACCTGATGAGAATATATTACTTACTGAGGTATCACTTTTAGCTTGTACAGATGATATTGTAATCTGAACATATGTATTAGCCATGTCTGATATATAACTTGTAGATTCATCTGTTCTTAAAATTATAAAGTTAGTATTATCTGATAAATCTACTAAACGTATATCTGTTGGGAAACCATCAAATGCGTCTAAATAATCATATAATGAATTTGAACCAGCGTTCTGGTCAAAAACTGAAAATGCTACAGCAGTAATACTTGCTGCGGTTGTATTATTTAATCTAAATTCTCCAGAACCGGGGTCGCCCATTGATGTGCTTGTATCAAAGTTATATTGTAAACCAGCAGGTTCACCAGTTGGTCCTTTGTCACCACCAGCACCTTTACTTCCTTGTGGTCCTTGAGCTCCTTGAGGTCCTTGTGCTCCTTGAGGTCCTTGTGCTCCTGTAGCTCCTTTGTCACCGTCAGGTCCTTGTGGTCCAGTAGGTCCGTCAGGTCCTGTAGCACCTGTAGCTCCTTTACTACCTTGAGGTCCTTGAGCTCCTTGAGGTCCTTGAGGTCCTGTTGAACCTTGAGGTCCTTGTGCACCAGTAGCTCCTTTGTCACCAGCAGCACCTTTATCTCCTTGTGGTCCTTGAGCACCAGTTGCTCCTTTATCCCCTTGAGGTCCTGTAGGTCCTGTAGGTCCAGCAGGTCCTTGAGGTCCAGTTGCACCAGTAGCTCCTTTATCACCAGCAGCTCCTGTAGCTCCTTTGTCACCATCAGGTCCTGTAGCTCCTTGAGGTCCTTGAGCTCCTTGAGGTCCTTGAGCTCCTTGAGCACCTTTGTCTCCAGCAGCACCTTTATCTCCTTGTGGTCCTTGAGCACCAGTTGCTCCTTTATCCCCTTGAGGTCCTGTAGGTCCTGTAGGTCCAGCAGGTCCTTGAGGTCCAGTTGCACCAGTAGCTCCTTTAGAACCTTGTGGTCCTGTAGGTCCGTCAGGTCCAGTTGGTCCATCAGGTCCAGTTGCACCAGTAGCTCCTTTGTCACCAGCAGCTCCTGTAGCTCCTTTGTCTCCAGCAGCTCCTGTAGCTCCTTTGTCTCCAGCTGCTCCTTGAGGTCCTTGAGCTCCTTGTGCTCCTTGTGCTCCTTGAGGTCCTTGTGCACCAGTAGCACCTTTGTCTCCATCATCTCCTGTAGCTCCTTTGTCTCCAGCAGCACCTTTATCTCCTTGTGGTCCTTGAGCACCAGTTGCTCCTTTATCTCCTTGAGGTCCTTGAGGTCCAGTTGCACCAGTAGCTCCTTTGTCACCTTGTGCACCTTGAGCTCCTTTGTCTCCAGCAGCACCTTTATCACCTTGCGGTCCTTGAGCACCAGTTGCTCCTTTATCTCCTTGAGGTCCTTGAGGTCCAGTTGCACCAGTAGCTCCTTTATCACCAGTAGCTCCTGTAGCACCTTTGTCTCCAGCAGCACCTTTATCTCCCTGAGGTCCTTGAGCACCTGTAGCTCCCTTATCTCCTTGAGGTCCCTGAGCTCCTTGAGCTCCTTTTGAACCAGAAGCTGAGAATTGTAATACTATTGCTTCTGAATTACTTGGTGCTGCACCTGATAATGGTGAAACATTAAGTTTTGTATATCCAGAAGCTCCTGTAATTGAATCTACTGTAAAGTTACAGAATGTTGCATCTGTAGCATCAGCAGAATTGATTGTCAATGTACCTTCGTCTGTATCATCGAAGGAATCTATCCATGTTTGGAAATCAGTACCATTGCTGTCTGCATCGTCTATAAATATTTTTGTAATAGAACCAAAAGTTGAATTATTAAATCTAACAACACCTTGACCGGGGTCTGAATCAGTAGTGGTTGTACTAAAGGTATAGTTAACACCACCAACAGTACCTTGAGCACCTGTAGGTCCTTGTGCACCTTGAGGTCCCTGAGGTCCAGTAGCTCCTGTAGCTCCTTTGTCACCACCAGCACCTTTTAATCCTTTATCTCCTTGTGGTCCTTGGTCTCCTGTTGCTCCTTTACCACCTTTATCTCCGATAGGTCCTTGAGGTCCAGTTGCACCGGTTGCTCCCTTAGAACCTTGAGGTCCTGTAGGTCCAGTTGGTCCATCAGGTCCAGTAGCTCCTTGAGCACCAGTTGCACCTTTAGAACCTTGTGGTCCTTGGTCTCCTTGTGCACCAGTTGCACCTTTATCCCCAGCAGCTCCTTGAGCACCTTTGTCACCAGCAGCACCTTTATCTCCTTGTGGTCCTTGAGCACCAGTTGCTCCTTTATCTCCTTGAGGTCCTTGAGGTCCAGTTGCACCAGTAGCTCCTTTGTCACCTTGTGCACCTTGAGCTCCTTTATCACCAGTAGCACCTTTGTCTCCTGTTGCACCTTGAGGTCCTTGAGGTCCAGTAGGTCCTGTAGGTCCTGTAGGTCCTGTAGCTCCTGTAGCTCCTTTATCTCCTTGAGGTCCCTGAGCTCCTGTAGCTCCTTTATCTCCAGTAGGTCCTTGGTCTCCAGTAGGTCCTTGAGCACCTGTAGCTCCTTTATCTCCCTGAGGTCCATCAGGTCCTGTCGCACCTTGAGGTCCTTGTGGTCCTGTAGCTCCTGTAGCTCCTTTATCTCCTTGTGGTCCTGTAGCTCCTGTAGCTCCTTTATCTCCAGAAGCACCCTTATCTCCAGTAGGTCCTTGAGCTCCTGTAGCTCCTTTAGCTCCTTGAGCACCTTGCGGTCCTTGTGGTCCAGTAGGTCCATCTGGTCCTGTAGCACCAGTTGCACCTTTATCTCCGTCTGGTCCTGTAGGTCCTGTAGCTCCAGTAGGTCCTTGAGCGCCAGTAACACCCTTATCACCTTGTGGTCCAGTTGGTCCTGTAGCACCAGTTGCTCCTTTAGTACCTTGGTCACCTTGAGGTCCTTGTGGTCCTGTAGCTCCTGTAGCTCCTTTATCACCAGCAGCTCCTGTAGCTCCTTTGTCTCCAGCTGCACCTTGTGGTCCAGTAGAACCAGTAGGTCCTTGAGGTCCGTCAGGTCCAGTTGCACCAGTAGCACCTTTGTCTCCAGCAGCACCTTTGTCTCCCTGAGGTCCTGTAGCACCTGTAGCTCCTTTACTACCTTGAGGTCCTTGAGGTCCAGTAGCACCTGTAGCACCTTTATCTCCAGTCGCACCAGTAGCACCTTTATCACCAGCAGTACCTTTATCTCCTTGAGGTCCTGTAGGTCCTTGAGGTCCAACAGGTCCTTGAGGTCCCGTATCACCTTTCATTGATAGGGACATATAAACATCATCTTCATCAGAGAAGGTAGAAGTGGCTGCTCCACTTGCCCCGCCCTCATGTGTAACTGCAACGTTTCTATAATCACCTTGGTCAGAACCATTGCCAGTCATTTCGAAAGTAACCCAATTGGTTATATCATCTTTCTTTTCTATTTTAATTCTGTTACCAGTTACTAACATATCTGCTAGAACTGCATCTAATGTACCACCACTCTCATCGTCTTCGTAAATAGATAGTTGAGTAACGTTTGCTAAAGTAGCATGGTTAAAAACAATTTCTCCATTACTTGATGGTGCGGTAGTAGTATCTGTTAAATCTACATGCATTAAGAAAGTAGAAGCAGGTAACGATGCTTCTCCTTTAAGACCTTTATCTCCTTGTGCTCCTTTGTCTCCTTGTGGTCCTTGAGCTCCTGTAGCTCCTTTATCACCTTGAGGTCCAGTAGCTCCTGTAGCTCCTTTGTCCCCAGTAGGTCCTTGAGGTCCTGTAGCACCTGTAGCTCCTTTATCTCCTTGAGGTCCTGTAGCTCCTGTAGCTCCTTTGGCTCCAGCAGTTCCTTGAGGTCCAGTAGGTCCGTCAGGTCCAGTAGGTCCTTGTGCACCAGTTGCACCTTTATCTCCTTGTGGTCCAGTAGCACCTTGAGGTCCTTGAGGTCCTTCGGCGCCTGTTACACCTTTTTGACCTTTATCACCTTGAGGTCCAGTAGCTCCTGTAGCTCCTTTATCTCCATCAGAACCATCACCACCAGCAGGTCCTTGTGGTCCTGTTGGTCCTGTAGTTCCTTGCGGTCCTTGTGCACCAGTTGCACCTTTATCTCCAGTTGAACCTTTATCTCCTTGTGGTCCTTGAGCACCTTGTGGTCCTTGAGCTCCTTGTGGTCCTGTATCTCCAGTTACACCTTTTTGACCTTTGTCCCCTCCAGCACCTGTAGCACCTTTGTCTCCTTGTGGTCCATCTGCACCCGTAGCTCCTTTGTCACCGGGTTCTCCCTTTCCACCTTGTGGTCCAGTGGTTCCTTGTGGTCCTGTAGGTCCTTGACTTCCTTGTGGTCCTGTATCTCCAGTTACACCTTTCTGACCTTTATCCCCTCCAGCACCTGTAGCACCTTTGTCTCCTTGTGGTCCACCAGCACCAGTAGTACCTTTTTCACCGGGTTCTCCTTTACCACCCTGTGGTCCTGTAGGTCCTTGAGCACCAGTAGCTCCCTGTTGACCTTTATCACCTTGTGGTCCAGTTGCACCAGTAGCTCCTTTATCTCCTAAACTACCCTTTTCTCCCTGTGCACCTTGTGGTCCTGTAGGTCCAGTTGGTCCTCCGTCACCAGTAACACCTTTCTGACCTTTGTCTCCTTGTGGTCCACCGGGACCTGAAGGTCCGTCTCCACCTTTTTGACCTTTATCACCTGTAGCTCCCTTATCTCCTGTTACACCTTTTAGACCTTTATCTCCTTGGTCTCCTTGTGGTCCAGCAGGTCCTTGAGAACCTGTAGCTCCTATATCTCCTTTTTGACCTTTGTCACCTAACTCTACAATACTTGGACTACCATCATCTTTTTTAGTAAATAATTTACCATCATACGTATTGATTGCCAATTCACCTAATTCTAAATCAGAAGTAGTTGGTACGTCTGACCCTTTTGCACTACGCTTGTGGTAAATTCTATTTGCCATGTTTATGACCCGAAAGTCCCTCCATCTATTACACAGGCGTCGATGGTAACAGTGCTGTTAGAAGCATTTAAAGCGAATGCTAATATATCAATATCATCATAAGCACCATCATCATCACTATCTCTTTGAAATCTTATAACTGCGTTGTTGGTTTCTCCAGCAACTCCAATTCTTACTCTACTTGATGCCATTATTGTTCAACCTCCAGTGGGTAATCATTCCTTCTTCCTATTACAATCCAGTCACAAGACCATGGACCATTTATCGCATCTGCGTTAGATTTGATTTCGAACATGTTCTTATGTTTTTCCACTAACCATACATTATAATTACCGTGTGGTGTGAGTGACACGGTGTAATCTGCAACTAACTTACCCCAATACGCTGGTAAAGGTACTTCTTCTGTAGGTAAGTGAGATTTGACTATAGTTCCTCTTTGATACATACCAAACTCAGGTCCTTCTAATGTACCGTGTACCAACCTCATATTTTTCTTAATAGGGTGTGGTATATCGAAAGACTTGGTATCTGCTTTTAAGTGTCCGTTAACTGTAAGAGCTGCATTACCTGTAGATGGTCCTCCAAATACAGTAAGCATAGTAGCTCCTGCACCACTATTACTAGTTTGGTCACCGCTACTACCTATAGTTAAGGCACCTGTCATACTATCTCCAGCATGTTGTACAAACTTATCTGCCAGATTAATAGTATCATTGGTGTTAGTCGTAGTTGATAAAGACAAAGCTGAGGCAGTATTAGTTCCTATTTGATTAATTGTACCTCCAGTGTTTGTCGTAAGAATATTATAATAATCAGTGCCATTGAGTGTAGTTTGCCATGCATCAGTAGAACCATTCCATCTAATTGCTACATTTGTCAAGTCACCTCTCTCTACCTCTATACCTGCATTAGCATCGCCAGTGCCGGTCTGGTCAGAATTTAGTAACATAAAAGCATCTTTAATATTGACTGTCTCTGATAGAGTTGTGGTGGCTGTTCCTACTACATTGAGATTACCATTAATAGTAGTGGTTACTCCATCTGAACCTATGCTTACTGCTCCACCTGATGTGTTTAAATTTAATTGTGCTCCTGCTGCACTACCACCACTAGAATCTCTAGCTTGAATTTTATTTCCATCAATTGCTAAATTAGCTCCACCATCTGCACCTACTTGCACTATACCTGTACCATCGTTCAATGTAGCAGTAGAACCTGCTAAATTTACTTCTAGTGGTACACTTGGATTAGTAGAGCCTACAGCGAACTTAGTAGCAACTTTGGCTCCATTAGAGCTATCTAAAGTGAGCTCTCCAGAGCTAGGCCCTATAGTGCTCCCATCATTTTGCATAATATAGTTACCAGTAGTCTTTATATTGCCTCCTGATACATAGAGCTTATCCCAGTCTGCTTTACCTGTAAAATTAGCTGGGCCTATTGCATAATTACCAGTCTTGTTAGCTCTGACATTACTTGAAGAGGAATCATCCTCTCTAGTAAATGCGTCACCAACTGCTGATAGAGAATTTATTTTATCGTAAACTGCATTCTTACTTGGTGCTACGTCTTCTACAGCGTCCCAAGTAGCGTCAAATGCATCATTGCTGACTTTTCCGTCAACTTTATTTTTAATATATTGTTTGGAGGGTAGCCTGTCGTCTAATACTAGGGGCATTCCCTTTTTGGGTTTGTTGCCTGAAAGGGCTTCGTTATCTAAACCGTATTCCTTAACCATGTGCTATACTCCTAAAGTGGGTGCCTTGTTCTATTGGTGGCACCCATACCAAAATTTTAATCCAGATAGTTATATCTAATCGCCGATTACGATAACTCCAGCTTCAGGTCTGATAACTTTTAGACCATATCTCATGGTCATGTAGCTACCTTGAATTCCGAATCCGGGGTTAGCTTCTTCTACGGTTAGACCGCGTCTCTCGACGTAAGCTACTGGCTTCATTGACATGTCAAAGACACCGAATCGGTTCTTTGGTATGTAATGGTTCATGTAGACGTTTAGACCGTAGAGTTGTCCGACAATTCCACTTGCTGATACGTCGTTTACATAATCCAATCCACCTTTCTGGGCGTCGCCGCTTCCAGAGAATGGTGCAGTGAAGTCTGCTAAGTCGAGTAGAGTTTTGTAATGTGAAGGGGAAATCATCAAAGTATCTGCTGTTCCACCTTTTGCATTAATTAACTCCATAGCACTTGTAATATCTGCTAGACCAAGGTCACCAGTTGCATCAGAGTCACTGTCCTGAGCTGCGAAGTAGTGTGAACCAGTGTTTGGACCTAGAGCGGCCAAATCTGCTGCACTATACTCACCGTAGTCATAAATCCTTACTGCATCTCCACCTGTGGTTGGGGTAGACCCGTAGAAACCACCGTGTGAAGCGTTAGCGAAAGTTGTTATGTTTGCTTCAGTTGTACTTGCTGTAATGTGTGCGCCATTGTATCCAGTACCGTATTCTGCTTTATATAAACCGAATACAGTGTAGATGTAGTGCTGTGTTACGTGACGCTCGACGGCTCTTCTAGCTTCGTTCAAAGCCATTTCCATTTCTGAAAATCTTGAGTCTTCAAGCATACGTCTGGTGACACCTACTGCCAATCCCCACTCTTTGACTGAAATTCTTTCGTTTCTCAAGTCAGTGTGTTGATAAGCTGGAGTGTCTCCTTCTTCTATCTGTTCTAGCGTCATGCTAGGTTTTGCGAACGTAATATCTACGTCGCCGCCAGTCTCCGTTGTGAATCGCTCTGCGAACATTGCGATTACAGGCATATCCGTAACTTTGTAGTCTTGGATAGCGTCTTTGTAATCTACAAGTACTCGGTTTGCGGTTGAACTGAGATTGGATGACATTAATCCTTCTTTTGCTGTAACCATTTTTTCACCTTATACCTATAGTAAGAGTGCCTTTACGAAATCTGTGTGGGTAGCGCTTTTTGCTTCTAGAGCAAGAGCGAATCTCTCGTCGCTGCCGGTTTTAGCTTTTGCTAATCCTGCTGAGCTGGAACCTAGTGCATCACCTGCGGCAATGGTTCCTGTTGCTTTCAAGAAAACAACTGAACCTTTACCTACAATAACGGATGCTGGGTCTCCAGATGTTGCATCGACAAAAAGTACACCGCATGTCCTGTTTAAGTAAGCTGGTAAGTCTTCAGTTGCTGCTACGATTTGTCCACTACTGTTGAACTCAACAATAGTTCCTGCATCTAAGTCTGCTCCTGCGTTACCTAACTTCATAACACGAGCTGGTGCGCCACCGTCGTTAACTAATATGTTAATTCCTGCTGCCATATTTCATCACCTATTTTTCTTCTCCTGTAAAAACGATGCGTCCGTTTTCCATCGCAAACATGCGTGGTTTTTCTTCTGCTTCTGTTTCTACTGGCTTTTCTTCATCACTGTGGGCTTTACCTTTACCGAAGGTCCTTTCGGATTCTTCTGGTACTGGCATAGACTCCATGGCGATGGAGAAACCTTCTAGCTTAACCTCATCCCAAGAAGTGAGTTCCTCAGCACGTGCTTCCTTAGATTCGTCATTGACTTTACCTAAGAGAGCTTCCTTTTCTATGATTGTGTTGACGAAGTTAGAAATTCTGAGCTTTGCTTCTTCAGCTGCTCTTGCTTCCTTCTCTTCTTCAAATTTGGTAATCATAGCGAGGGCTTCTTCGTGCTTGCTGTTCAATTCTTCGTATGAAGTTTTCATCTCTTCAAGCTGAGTTCTCATAGCGGCGAATTCACGCTCTACAAGTGTTTCAGCTCCAGAGTCTTCTACGTTTTTTACTTCTTCAGCCATAGTTATTTCCTCGCTGGTTGTCCCGTGTGTTTCACAGGCACATGATTCATCGTCATGGCCACCACAGCCACAGTCTGAATCTTTTTCACCGAATTCACGGTGTTCGTTACATTCCTCTCCTTTATCAATTGTACATGCTTCACAAACGGGTGTGCGAGTCTCATTATCAATGAAGCTCACCTCTACAGGGCGTATGTCAGTAGCGAATGGCTCACCTAGGACGTCAACGTCTTTGGATAACCAGTCTATACTTACATGCGTCATGTTACCGTTTTCCAATTTCTCTAACACTTCACTTGCCTTTGCGGACTCTCTGTGTATGCGTGCCAACATTTCAATTGCTGACTTTCCATCTTCAAGTTTGACGATTTTGGGGTTGATAGCCGTGCCTAAGAGGTCATCGTCAGTTCTTTGATGATTATAGTATACTGGAAGAGTTTCAAAAGCTTTTAAATTTTCTTCCAAGATGGATGGTTCTATGAAAACCTTTTGGTCACCATCTTCGTCGTGGGGTCCCGACGTGATAGCGATTACTGGGAATTCTAAGTAGTCATCCGTATTTGTAATCTCACCAATAGTAGGAGCAAAACTCCTTTTATTTTCTCGGTCCCCGGCAGAATCCATAGCAAAACTTCTTTCAGTCTTGACTTCATCTACCCTCATGCGGCACATTTTAGCCGCAGTCTCTTCGTAGTTTTCAGCTCCACGATTTTTAAGTGTAGCTGCTACGTCTATTATACAGCGCTCGTATTCGTATTCGCTCATTCTCTGTCCCCCGTAGTATTAGCGCTTGGTTCGTTACCAGCGCGGTTCTCTGTTCTTTCTGTTTCTTCTGTCTTATCTTGGTCTCTACCTCCAGATATG